TTTTATAATTTGCTCCCTGAATTATTTTATCAGGTCTACCTTCTTCTGTGCTAGATATATTTCTTTCTTTAATTCTTTGTATGAATTTTTTTAATTGATTACCATTCTTACCTGCCATTATATTGTGATAATGTATATTATCTCTCAAAGGAAAGTCTTCTGGTATCCAACCTTCGTGGTAGATGTGTAAATTGAATGGTAAATTATAAGATTCTAAAAATCTGTGTGCATAATACTTATAAAGTTTTTCGTTAAAACTAGTTACTATTCCTATTTTCATATCCTGTCCTCATTATGTAGTATGCATCAACTATGTCTGTTACAGGATTGTTCAACTTATTCATACCTAATTCAGATACTAAATCAGTTCCACCATCTTTCATAAATTGTTCATACATCATTTGTTTGTCTGCGTTACCTTTACCAGTTGCTCTCTTTTTAACAACACTTGGTACTATAATATTAAATTCTACGTTTGGTGATTTCCATAACTTGTGTTTTAGTAAACCACCATTCTCTGCTATCTGAAATAAACCTTGACCTTTTGACCCATAGGAATATCCTTCGATATATACATAACTATGTATATCTTTTATTAGACTGAATACCCAATTAGATATACCGTCAAATCTTTCCTCAGGTGTTTTATATAAAGGGTACTCGTCACCGTAAACACCTTTAGCAATATTACCTTGATATTTTTTCTTTGTAGTTAAGAAATGAAACTTGCATTTTGTAATATCAACTTCTTCTTCATCATTTATACAGACTGCTGGACTGTTTAAACTATAGTCAATCCCAATCGTCCTCGTCTTCTTCACCATATTCACTTATCTCCTCATCTTCAAATGCGTGTCCACAAAATGGACACATTATAGGATATATTTCTTTCGTTTCATTAAATTTAATTTCCATTTCAGTTCCACAACTCTGACATTTATGCTTTTGTATCATAACTTAAACTTCTTAAATTGGTCTTTTTTAACATCTTGTTTTATACCTCCAATAACATATGATTCTATCTCTGTTTCTTGTGGTGCGTTCTGTAATCCTCTACTACTTAACCAGTGTGTTATCCATGGTAAAGGGTTTGATTTTTGGTCGTATTTCGGCGTTAGTCGAATCGCTTTCATCCTTCGGTTTGCCATGTGTTCTACAAACTGGTGTAACAATTTTTCTGACAACCCAATCATACTGCCTTGTGAAAATAGATATGTTGCCCATCTTTTCTCCTCTGATACAGCATCATCAAACATCTGATAAACTTGTTGCTCTGTATCTTTTATAACTTGATTCATAACCTTATCGTTTTCTCGTTCTCTATACATATTAATAATTTGTTGTGACATTGCAAAGTGTTGACTTTCATCTCTTGCTATAAAGGATATTATCTTTGCTGAACCCTCTAACTTTTTAAGTTCACCAAATCCAAATGAACAAGCAAATGATACATAAAACCTTAAACCTTCAAGTATGTTAACAGTACACATTGCTAACCACAATCTTTTCTTTAACTCATACATATCAACCTTATCTGGTGATATTGTCCACTGATAACCCAATTTTATTAAATCATCATATGTTTGTGTTACTGATTTTGCTCTGCGTTCTATCTTCTCATCTTCTAAAATAGTATCAAATAACTCACTTGGGTTAGAGTATAAGTTCTTTATGATGTATGTATAACTTCTACTATGTATAGTTTCCATAAAATCCCATGTTACTATACAACCCTCTATTTCTGGTAGAGATACAAATGGTAAAAATGCTAAACATGGACCTCTACCTTGCACACTATCTAACATAGTTTGATATTTTAAATTAGATGTAAAAATAAACTTTTGCTCATCTCTTAAATCTAAAAAATCATTTCTATCTTTTTGTAAAGATACTTCTTCTGGTCTCCAAAAATACCCTAATTGTGTTTGATTTAATTTATCAAACACAGGATATTTAAAAGTATCATATCTTTGTACTGCTAAATCTTCACCAAAAAACATTGGTTGTTTAGTAGCATCTAAACCTTTATTTTTGTTAAATACACTTTTACTCATTTTTTATGTCCTTTAATTCATAGTGCCAATCGTCTGTGTCGCCAGCAGTCCATTTGTGAGTACCTTCAACTTCATATTCAACTGTAGATACTTTGAAATCTGGAAACTTTAATTTACTAGGTGATAATGATTTATCATAAAATATAACTCTGTTATTTGGTTGTGCGGCGATATGACCATTTTCTAATGCTATTATATTGAATGATTTATGTTGACTAGGTGTTTCTGAAAATGATACATCTCTTTCCATAGCAGATGAGGCACAACTATCTATAGTCCACCAATAATGACCTCTATACCACTTTTTTTCAGGTGACATGTATTTACACATACTACCACCTAATAATACTTTTTGTATTAATGTAATGTCATAACTGAAACAATCCCACAATTGCAATTCTGTTAAGGGCATGTTACCTTCATAATCTTTTTTCCACACAAATGCTGATATAGGAAGTTTATCAAACAACGCACCATACTCTGGTAAAAAAGTTTCAAAGTATAATGCTCTACCCATTATTGATTTCGCAGTAACCCAAATACCAGGTGTCAATTCTCCATGACCTTTTTCTAAATCATAAAGATATTCTTTCTTCACCCAAACTTCTTCGTGTGGTGTGTTAATCGCTAAATGTGCCATTCTCTCTCCTTAAATTGTACAACTTTCGCATTCTTCTTCTTCTACCTTTGTTTCAGGTACTTCGTCTTTAAAACCTATAGGGTGTGCTGGTTCATCATCATCTTTTTTACTATCATATGTATTTTGATAATAAGAAGTCTTCCACCCTAACTTATATGTTGTTAATAAATCTTGCACCATAACTGAAACTGGTACTTGACCATCTTCAAAGTGTTCTGGATTGTAAGACCAATTACCACTAATTGCTTGGTCAAAATATTTTTGCATAATAGCAACCACATTTATATATCCTGACATGTCTTTCATATCCCATAATAAAGTATAATTATTTTTAAGTTTATTGTAATCTGGTACCACTTGTTTTAATGGACCTTTCTTTGATTTCTTTACACTTATATAATCTCTAGGTGGTTCTATACCATTTGTTGCGTTACTCACAACACTTGATGATTCAGATGGCATCTGTGCTGATAATGTGCTATGTCTTAGACCATTATTCTTAATACCTTCTCTTAATTTATCCCAAGGTAAACTTAATTTTCTTTTCACTAATATATCAACATCTTTTTTATATGTATCTATTGGTAAAATACCTTCTGCATATTTTGTTCTATCAAAATAATCACATTTACCTTTTTCTTTTGCTAATTCATTACTTGCTTTGAGTAAATAATATTGAAAGTTTTCTGTAAGTTCGTCTACTAATTCCCATGCATCTGGATTATCAAAAGAAACTTTATTCTTTGCAAGATAATGAGCAAGACCGATATATCCTATACCCAAACTTCTTCTGGATTTAGTAGATATTTCCGCCGCTTTTATAGGATATTTTTGATGGTCTATTATTTCATCTAAACCTCTAACCGCTAAATCACATAAATCTTTTAACTCATCAAGTGACTTTAAAGTACCTACATTGATAGCACTTAAAATACATAATGCAATCTCTCCATTACCATCTATGTGTTGAATAGGGTCTGTGGGTAATGTAATCTCTTGACATAAGTTAGACATATAAACTCTATCTTTAAAACTAGAATGTGTATTGCAATGGTCAATATTCATAATGTATATACGACCTGTTTCTGCTCTTTCTTTTAATATGTCAAAGAATAATTGCTGACAACTTATTTTCTTTTTCTTAACACTGGTTTTTCTTTCTGCTTTTTCATATAACTCATCAAACTCATCAGTTCCCCATGCTTCATATAATTCAGGTACTTCGTGTGGTGAAAATAAAGTAATGTCTTCTTCATTTATAAATCTTTCATAGAAAAGTTTTGATAATTGAATAGAGTAATCTAACTTTCTAACTCTATTGTCATCAGAACCCTTATTGTTTTTTAATACAATAATGTCTTCTATTTCAGTGTGCCATATAGGAAAGTGAACAGTTGCACTACCACCTCTAACACCGTTCTGTGTACAACATTTTACTGTTGCTTCAAACTTTTTAAGAAATGGTATAACACCTGTGTGTTGAACTTCACCACCTCTAATTCTAGAGTTTATACCTCTTATTCTACCTGCGTTGATACCAATTCCTGCCCTTTGAGCAACATAGCGACCAATACCCATATCACTGCTAAAAATACTATCGAGAGTATCATCAACATCAACCAAAACACAACTAGCATACTGACGCAAAGGAGTTCTAACACCCGCCATAACGGGAGTAGGAATATTGATTTTAAAATTACTAATAGCATCATAGTATCTCCTTACATAATTCATTCTACTAGTCTTTGGATAATTTGCAAAGACTGTAGCAGATATCATCATATACATAAACTGTGGTGTTTCAAAAACTTCACCTGTGCTTCTATCTTGTACTAAATATTTATCAATAACTTGTCTTAGTCCTGCATAGGTAAAGTTATAATCTCTTTTATGGTCTAACCAAGATTGCATTTGATTAAAGTCTTCTTCAGTATAATTTTCTAATATTTCATTATCATATAGTTTCATATCTACACATTTTTTTACATGCGTATAGAATTGTGGGTGATCCCACATCCTTTTGAAGACTTGTTTTCTTAAACTAAATAATAATAATCTACCAGCAACAAATTGATAATTAGGTTTATCTAATGATATCAAATCAGCGGCAGATTTAACTAATATCTGTTGTATTTCATCAGTAGTGATACCATCAAAGAATTGTAACCCACTACTCATTTCTACTTGAGAAGAAGAAACACCTGTTATACCTTCAACTGCATACTCTACCATCTCATGTATTTTTTCTATATTTAATGGTTCTCTACCTCTGCTCCTTCTTTTAACAACTGATATTTCTTTTTCCATTTA